CTATCGCTCAAAGTTGCGTCCTTTCAGACGTTCCCGTGTTGCGGATTAGTCGGAGGCTTCGGGTTTAGGGCCTTCATCCGTGGTATTTTTTGCAGAAGCAGATTGCTTCTTTAGTTCGAGATTGCCGACGTTGTTCTCGCGGACAGTCTCAATCTTATGGGCTTCTAGTTCGATGTGGGCTTCGTGCTCCATCCGCTTGATAGCGGCTTCTTCATCGAACCGTGCGATTTGGGCATAGGCGGAAAGACGTTCAGTCTCAGCCTTGAATTCCTCGATTTCGAGTTTCTTCGCCTCAATCGCGGCCTTAGTCTTGAGGGTCTGGTTCTCCTGCTGAAGCTTGGCAAGCTCCTGCTGAGCCTGCTGCATAGCCTCTTGGATTTGAGCCTGAGCAGCCATAAGCTGCTGCGGGTCGACACTCTGCTCTCCCATCTCGGCCTTTTCCTTGTCGGATAGAAGCTGCGGGGGGATAGTCTTACGGAGACGTTCAGCGAGTTCTTCCGAACCCGGCCAATCCTGGGCCTTGACGACAAGGTCCCCGGCGACTTGCATGATTTCGGGGAAGACCTGAATTGCGTCCATCATCGCCTGAGCCGCCTCGACACGACGGGTAGTATAGGAAGCCCCGGTCGTAATCGCTACGTCATACGTTCCAGTGGAGAGGTCCGGGCTTGCCGGGTCCATAGGGTCGTTAATCTTAACGAGCTTGGTGCTCTCGTCTTCTCCGATAATCCGGATGATACGAGTTCCGTCATAAATCTGCGGAATTAGCTGATTAATGACGTCACCGGCTTCAAGAATAGCGGCGTTACCGTTGTCGTAATAAGTCAGTGATGCGACGTCGCCTTCGCGCTGACGGGCCATAATGGCTCGACCAGAAGTCTCATTAGACTTGATGCCTAGGCTGGCATCATGGATGCCTGTGACGTCTTTCATGTCCTGTGTGTTAATCTGTGCTTCATTAAGAAGTGCAGTCTGCATCACAGGAGGTTCGACACGCATCGGGGCTGCCGAGGCGTCGTCGTTATATACCAACAGTGGGTCGCGGGAGAGGTGTGCCTTACGGAACTGTTCTTCCCTGCCTTCAACAGCGCTTTCTGGTGCAATCCACTGAGCCTTGGGGGCGTAACCCAACTGCTCGGCTGCTACCGAACGCCAGAAATTTCGCAGCCGGGCGGCGTCCTTCATGAAACGGACCAAACCGTAACGGACGCGACGTTCACCTAATGAAACCGTCCGGCCCGACATACGGATAATCGGGAGACGGTTGATTTGATATTCATACGGACCGGCGAGGATTTTATAGCCGGTGACAAGATGCATCTGAGCAAATCTAACCGGAGCGATACGAGACTTAATCAGTCCTCCGTGCTGCTCCTGAAGCTGTTCGAGCTTTTCACCATCGATGACGTGGATGCTGCCGTCCTCGAACATCCCGAGGAAACGCTTCCGCTCAATCATCCGCCAGTGCTCGGTGACTTTCACCGTGCCGTCATCAATCCAGCCGGAGTTCCGCATCGTCCGCTTCTCGGTATCCGAAAGGGTCGACGGGTCGTCATCAGGCCACTGCCGTTTGAACTCCTTCGTAGGGAGGGTGTCATCGACGAAACAACGGCGGGCATCCCGACCAGTAGGGTCGATAGAGAGACGGTCCCAAACCACCGAGAGACAGTCTTCGATAGGAAGGAACGTAATCTCTTGGTCAAAGACGTCATCGCAAGAATACTGAACACCTACACGAAACGCACCGTCGCCACACTGTATCATGCTCTCGAAGGTATTATCTAAGATACGGTCGGCACGAGACTTCGTGTGAATAGACCTGATGAGGTCAGACCGGATATCCGCAATTTCCTTATCACCGTTCTCACCGGGAATTACCTTGGCGGCATTCCGGTTCTCACGCCAGTCTCCGACAAGCTGAGCAGTGAACTGCGGCATCGTGTTAATGACGAGACACGGAAGGCCTGAACGCTGTTGCAGGACTTGTGGGTCCCACTGGTCGCCTGCGACGAACTTCTTATCCTCTAGTGCGGCCTTACGGTTATCACTATCGGCCTCTAGGTCGAGTTCGTAGTTCTCACGGAGGTCTTGTAGATAATCCTCGACAGTGTCGAAACCTTCCGGGACATACTTCGCCTCAGGCTTCTTCAGTTCATCGCTGTCGAAACTGAGGGTATCGACCTCGTAGGCTTCGTCTTCTTTCATATTTTTACCCTACCATCCATGAGGTATCGGTTTCACCGCGAAAAACATTCGCCTTGGTTTCGATACCCGTGATGTCTTTGAGTTTATATCCGGTATCTTCAGGTCGCTTACGACGTCCGGTGATACGCTGGAACAGTGACGACAGTCCCCATACAAGGGCGTCGACACGGTCAGGACTGTCGCCGGGATGACGTTCACCGTCAGGAGTGAAGAGGCACATCTGGTCTTCGAGGTTGTTGAACCTTCCGACGTGATGGACGCGACCTTGCTCATAGAGAGCAGCAATCGGTTCGGCCCTTACCCTCTTGCCACGGGTTGCCGTGACCAAAGTTACAGGGACATTTCTATCTTTCGACCGAAGCACTGCCTCGACCATTTCGCCGCCTTGGTTTTTCTCGGCTACGATGCGGTCTGCGTCGAGTTCATGGTATAGTTTGACAGCGGCAGATGCCCATTCATCGGGAGTGCCTCGGAGACTACGGTCAGCGAGGACGTATCCTCTTTGAACTCCGTCCGCGTCACGAGCGACACCAACTGCGACAATTCCTGTTTCGTCAGCGTCCTCGCCAGACGTGGCAGCAGGATCGACAGCCACGATAATTCTATCGAGGTCAGGGGCTTCCGGCTTCCGGTTACCATCGAGCATGTCTCGGTTCCAGAGGGCTCCGGGCATGTCGTCGAGGATTTCACCTTCGAGTTCCTGCCGCCCGAGGCGGGTGTTTCCATAGCGTTCTTCGACTTGCTTCAAGAATGGGGCGGCGAGATTAGCGCTGTTGTCATACGTTCTACCCCTCGTCACGAAACAGGTCGGGTCGTTCACTAGTCGCCGCACAACTGGAATTGGGCGAGGGGTAGTCGTTACGATTTGGCGGGGATGCGTCCCGAGCCGAAGACCAAACTGAAGCTGGTCCCAAGTCTCTTGGGCATATCGCCACTTAGCTAGCTCGTCGCACCAAGCCAAATCAAACTGAGGTCCACGAAGCTGGTCGGGCTCGACGGCGTTAAACAGGATTGCCTGTGCACCGTTAGGCCACTCTACCAGACGCTTCGAGGGATAATATGTCGGACGGAAGTCTTTGGGGTGACATGCAAGTAACCCTGCCGGACCTAGCACCATGACGTCACGGGCATCCGGTGCAGTCTCGGCGACTAGGGCGATGTGTTTGCAACGACCCGGAGAGAGGGGGGTGTCGCCACATACGTTATGCCGGACCCATTCGGCTCCCGTCCTTGTTTTGCCGAACCCGCGTCCGGCTAGAATAAGCCACGTCGTCCAGTCACCCTCAGGCTCCAATTGATTAGGCCGTGCCCAAAACCTCCAATTATATCGAAGGGCGGCTCTGGCGGCAGGGGATAGACTGTCCATGAATTTCTGCTGCTCGTCCTCAGGCAAGTCAGCCATGATTTGAGCAGGAGAAATCATATCAGACAATGTGGACTTCTTTCTTTTGGTTGTTCTTTTGTCTCATCGACTTGAGCATGTTAATGACGTTAGCGGCTTCTTCATCAATCTGCCGCTGTTCAATCTCGATTGCCCCACCGTCCTTGCCGGTGATTTCTTGCTTATCGATGAACAGGCCCTTGAGACGGGCCAGGAGTTCATAACCTCGGAGCTTATCGCCAGCCTTATTGGCTTCTTCATGGATAATACCGATGATACCTTGGATGATATAGTCGGCATCAATCGATAGGATTTTGGCTGCACGGCTCGTCGTGAGATGGTCGATGTAAGTCGAAACGCCTTTGTTCTTTAGAAGCTGTGACGCCTGACGGTCTGGATAATTCGCTGAATACCCTGCACGAACCGCTGCCGCAGCACCGTTAAAATCGACGGAGTATTCTTCACAAAATCTACGCTGACGGTAAGTGAGAGCCTGTCCGAGGGCTTCCATGTCCATTGCTTCGAGAGCCTTACGGACTGCTGGACTTTCGGGACGTTCGGGGTCATGGGGGATTTTAGCCTTTGCCATTATCGTTGCCTGAGTTTAGAGAACAACGCCTTCAGTATCATAGGAACACCGTCCGAGGAATGAGGGGCCTGAGGCTGTCCTTGGCCCTGTAATTCTTCAGGGGTGACTGCGTCATCGACTACCTGGCCGATGTCGTATAGGTTGTTGGACTTTGGTTCCGAACCGTCAGCAGCCTCGCCCTTGCTACCAGGATTAAAAAGTGCGCCTCCTAAGCCGTTGCCAGAAATCGCTCCGTAGCCGGGAATAAGGGTTCCTGCGACATCCTTGAAGGCATCGCTTCCAAACAGGCCTTTGCCGCTGGCAAGACCGAAGGCAGGGGAGATAGACCCGAGGATTTTACCCAATTACTTTATCCTTTGGCATGGCCCCCTTTGGAGTTCCTCTTGAAGGAACGATTGACTGAAGGCGGTTGAAGTAGGAGATTTTTGAGAGAGTTGTTCCGGGTGTTGTTATCCCGGTGGGCTACGTCCTTGCCGTCGCCTTTAGCGGCCTTGCCTGCCGAAATCATCTTGGCTCTGGCGGCGTTTCGTTCTGAACGACGTCGGATTTGCTCTGGCTTAGAGTTATACTTGGCTTGGGTTCTGGCCCTGGCCTCTTTAGTCTGTCCGTGTGTTCTCGTCATTGTCGATGCGTCTAGCCCTGAAAATCAACTGGTTGAGACTGTCTAGTTCGAACTCGATTTCATGGATGAGACCGCAATCGCAGCACTGCATCAGATATCCTAATCCTTCGGTAGGATTTGGGACCGGATGTATCCACTCAGACCACCCATCTTCCTCGACTTCTACTAGTTCGCATTGCCTCATACACACATTATAACAATTTCGGTTGTGAAAGTCAAGTAAAATCAACACATTCTGGTTGTTTTTGTTTTTTTTTCTAAAATTTTGGCAAGTCTTGCCAGATTTCGGGGGAACCGGGGGTAGGGGGCAGGAGGGGGAGACGTCGAAGACAAGAAAATACTTGACAGAATTGTTTTTCTATGCTAAAATATCTATTAAAGAAGAAGTATAAGAAGAATATAAGAATAATAGTAAGAAGAATATAAAAAGAACTATAAGAATGATTTGATAATAACTATGTCTATAGATTTGATATAGGCACGGGGCCGAAAACCTTCCTCCGGAGCAATGCCCTAAAACGTCAAATTTTTTCTGTAGTCCTGAGAGCAGCCTACCCACCGCAGAAGACATTCTCAATCTCACCCTCCCCCCGCCTCGTTGTCACCCCTCCGCGTTCTTCCCTTGGCTTGCTAGAGCCCGGCGGGTCTGTCCCCCATCACCTAGATGTAATGATATATCGTTGTTGCGATCTGGTGTCGGCAAGCCTTGCCAAAGAGATGCCCTAGTCGGTCACAGGATGCCTCTAGATGCCCGTAGGATGCCCGTAGAGCGCATGGATGGAGCGGCGGGGACTTCCCCCTGTTTTCTCTCTAGAGCCTCTAGAATAGCCTAGGATTGCCCCTATCAGGCTCTAGACGGCTGGAAGGTATGATCCCAAGAGGCTTGCAACCCCTTATTCCTGTCTTTATAGCGGCTTCGCCGCTTAGGCACGGCTCTTTGACATGACAGGCAACAGACGGCTCTAGCAAGTCGTGGGCAAGTATTCCTTATGTCGTTCGCACGAACGGCCCGGAATACGAAAGGATTGCCCATGAAAACTGAACTAGCCCGTGCCATGCTCGGACGTTTCGATCTGATAGCTTTAAGAGAAATTGCTAACGGGTTTCAGAAATGTTCCGATGAATTAACGGGATACGCAAAAGAAGCCTTAGACCAAGGAACCGGGTTAATGCCTGACTACTTGGCTGACGCCACTGAATACGAACAAATGGCAATGCTTCTTAAGTCGATGGTTCGTAGAAAGATTGTGTTAGAGGGAAATAGACATGACTAAGACAAGTAAATCCACGCTTCGCTATGTCGCCAAACAAGGCTGGCAATTGTTTCTGACGCGAGGGATTAACAGTTCAACAGTCGCCGGGTTTTGGATTCATAGTCTTTGCGATGAATTCGGAACGGTCGTTCTAGTGTATTCGCATGAAGGAACGCCTGAAAACCCGTCCGAACTACTGTATTCTGTTAACCCGCCTAAGTCTTGGAATAATCTCTAATCAATACTTGCCCACGACTTACTAGAGCCGTCTGTTGTAACAGAAAGGAAAAACATGACTGAGGCAATTATTCACGAACGATTCGGGCTAGTCTTTCAAGAAACTAAGGGACGTTATACAACCCGGAAGTTTGTGACTTGGGAAAACAAAGTATCTCAAGCCAAAGAACTTGAAAGGATAGTTAAATGAAGAAAGTAACTGGCTCTCCGTTTGCGATAGACTATTCCGATAAAGAACAAGTCATCGCATTTGCCAATAAATTAGGCAAGGGAATGACAGTCTATAAAGACCCCTCTAGGTCTAATTATAACATAACCCATACAAGTAGGACAGACCTATACTTGCCGGATTGGGTTGTCTTTCAAACCAAATAGTTACACAAGGGGCTAGGCTTTCGGGCTTGGCCCCTTTTTCTTTTGCTGTTCTTCGGCAAGACTTGCCAAGTAGAACATAACGAGAACAAAACAAGAACAAAACGTGAATATCTACCCCGTCAAGGGAACAAAACGTGAACATAGCATTAACGATTTGTAATGTCCTGTTCATCTTGTGTTAATAAAACCCTGCTATACTCAGGGCACGAACGGGCAGGATTATACGGCGATACTCGGTTCGTCGCATTTTCCTAACGGTTCGTCGCAAAGCGCTAGAACGGGCTTCCGTTTCGTGCATTGTGTCTTTGCCGCTCTATGCCTTCGGGCTTGGAACGGTCTGGCAAGCCTTGCCAAGCCTTCGGGCCAACAGGGTTTGCCAGTCTTTGACACTGTGAACCCTAACCAATCCCACGCTTGGGTGATAAACCGGCGCTAAGGGAAGGGGCTTGCTGTGTCTTGCCTTCTCCCTCTTCGCGTCTGGCAAGTCTTGCCAAGTTCGGGAAAGACAGAAGGAAAATACAATGACTAATCGCAAGAACCGCGCTCCACTTCAGCCGACGACTGGCGAGACTGAGACTGTTACGCAGGAACGTCCCGCCCATATCAATAGCGGCGACAAGGCGCGCGGCGCGGTTAATTCACGCGAAAACCAAACGACTACGCAACCGGAACCGTCACCCGCCGTAACGGCGCTAGGCGACCATCCGGTTTCGGATAAGGTCGTTACGCTTCGCCAGAAGGGATTGCTCGGCGCACGGCGCGCCTTGCTTTCGGAAACTGGCGCGGCGAAACACGCAATCCTTACTGATACGAAGCAACGGCTGACTGAAGCCGCTGACTTGTTCAATGAGGGCGGCGAGAAAGCCGCTGAAGGCAAGGCAATCGCTGACCAAGCGGCTGTTACGCTTTTCAAAGCCCGTGCAGACGGGGTTATCTCCGGCGAAGAACTTTCGTCTATGCTAGGCGATAGTTTCGGCTGGAAAGCGAAGAAGGGAGATAAAACCCGCCCTGTGAAGGGTGGCGACCCTGACGCGAGTAAAACCCCGTTTGGACAGGGTGAGGCAATCCGGAAGCGGGTCGTTCGTGCCGTTCAGGCGGACGAATATGTCAACGACGTCGACGCGTCTAAGTTCTTTGACGGGCTTCCTAAACAGGAAGTCAGCGACGTTCTTTCGCGCGTCAGGAACGACAGTCTTTCTATTTGGTCGGCATATGACATGCTCGGCGATATCAAGCGGGAAAACGTCACCCGCTTGGAACCGGCATTTGACCCGAAGGCTGTTGCCAAGTTCGTCGAGGCGTTGCGCTCTCCAAAGGCGCCTGAACGCTTCGCCGCTAATCCTGACTTACAGGATGCCTATCTTGCCCTGTATGACATGATTGTTGAAGTCGATAGGGAAGCGTCCGCGCTTCTCCGGAAGGCTTCTTAACGGTTAGGGTTCACCCCGATAGACTGGCTAGGATGCCCCTCTGTCAGTCTTAAAGGGTGAACCCCTTGGAACCCCTGATGAACCCCTAGAAATAGGGGCTTGTCAGGGGCTTTCTTGCGTCTGGAATGTTCACGTTTTGTTCTTATTGGGTCTGTTCTCGTTATGTTCTATTTGGCAAGTCTTGCCAATATCTGACTACTACGACTGACTAGGCGAGGGGTGGAATTCTCCCTCCTTTCCCCCTGTGGCGCGTTCCGCCCCTCACCTAGTCAGTTTTAGCGCCTAAAGGGAAAGGAACTTCCATGAAAGAGCGGTCTAAACGTCCGTTGTTGCGGCCTAGATACGCCAGCAATTCACGGATATTCGAACGACGCGGCGACCCTTGGGTAACAAGCCGCGAAGGAATGCGTGACTACAACCGTAACCCTGAGACTGAAGACGCCGAGCGAGACTTCGACCATAGGTTCCACCATACCGGCGAAGTATTCGGAAAGCCCGGCATCGCGAAACCTAAAGAAGAATATCGCGACCCGCGTCCTACTATTGAAGACGACGCCTCTAGACGAAAGGCAAGCATCGTCCGTCGGATGAATATGCGAATGACGGAGCGGGCTAAAACCCGTATAGAAGTCACCGCCACGACTAGACAGTTTCGGACTTGTCCGGGTTGTCGCTCATCGAAATGTATCGCCGATAGTAGGTGCTATGGCTATCTGAAGTGATTTTGGCAAGACTTGCCAAGGGGGACTTTATGTTAAAAGAATTCCTGACTGCCCTAGCACTTGAATGTATCTTTATGAAACATGGACGCGAAATCGTCATGGAGTTTGTTACCGTGTCCTATCTCAAAGAGATGCATGAGATGGGGCTAGCCGTTATCCACGATTCGATGCCGTCTAGTGAAAGTCTGCACTGATGGAACTCTTTGTCCTGCAAAATCTATTGGATAAAATCCAAGGATGCACTTTCGCGTCTATAGACGCCGAGACTGAACCATCTAAGGGTATCCATAAGGTAACGACAGGCATTAGAGTTATCCTATTCACTAATAAGAAGTCGTCCGGCTATGAAAATATGGTGAAACGCCGACTAATCGAAGCCGGGAAGAACCCCGATAACTTCGTCTTAGGCGATTTACCGTGGGGGCAACGGCTTGAGAATTCTCCGTTAATCGAGAATAAAGGGAAGTTCTATCTTCAGTGTATCCTCTTAACGGAAGGGACTTCAAAGTATTACATCGGGGACCGCGAAATATCCGGAAACGGGTTAGGCTTGCGCGGCAGGTTCCCTAACCAAGGATTGCCGCCGGGCGATGAAGTCTTAGTCGCCTGTTACAACATCGACAGTATCAAAAGAATTGCTGTCATGGGAAAAGAAGTCTTTGTTTCGGAGGATAGCGGGATAACGCAGCCGCCGGGGACGGCGAAGTAATTTGGCAAGTCTTGCCAACAACAGACCCAATGGTGGGTAGCAGCAAAGGAGCCTGCAATGGAAAAGACGATTTGGTATGGGATGAAGGGAAACGACGTCCGCTTTGCCGATAATCAGCAGGCGCTCGTATCCAATGGCGTCAACAACCCGAAGTCGTTTACAGTCAACGGCGAAGTCACGGGACTTAATCTCATCGGCAATGCCAACGAGCAGCCCGGTGCTCAGTCGTCGTCTTCGCCGACGGCGTAAACGGCGGCGGGGTAAACGCTAGCCTGAAGGACCTTTGCAGGGTGGGTGGTTAAACCCTGCTACTGAATTTCAATGGGTGCAGGAAACGAAGGGCCGCAACTCGCCCTGCACCCTTTCAAATTCAGGGGAGGGGAACGATGACGGCTTTGTTTGTAGCTAAGGAAATAGGCGTTGAATATCCTGCGATTGGGTTCCGCAAGGGAACCGTAGAATATCGCAGCCGCCTCACAGGCAAAAGATACGTCGTCGAACCTGATACATCGGGCTATCTCGTTTCGTCTGACAATCTCTTGATTTATACAGACAGTCAGGACAGACGTGAAGCCATGCGGCTAATCGAACTTGCCGATGACGCCGGGGGTATGCGCGAATTAGTTCCTACGGGATAAAGCTGCCTCTGCTCGGGCAGGCCGGGTCGCGCCCGGATAGGTTAGTGGTTTACCGAACAAGGACCACCAAGCGGGTGCAAAGCGCCGCACATCCTTTACATTCGTGTTGGCAAGTCTTGCCAATCGGGGGCCACAATGAGGGTCAAGTGTCTTGAGGCAGTCGGCGAACTAACGTCGCTGCCGGGCTGTTCTCAAGTCGTCGTCTCTCACGCCGTCTTCATCCCCAAAGAAGCTCGCGGCAGGCGGAACGCCGTCCCATCTAATTGGGAGCGTCAACGTCTATGCTTCGAAGAGCTTGGGTATGACCTCATGATATGCACAGTCGATGCCGCCAATGAGGCGCAACTGCGCGTCCTAGCTAAGTCAGGCTGGCAAAAAATGACCAGCTTCGTTTCCACCAAAACCGAACACACAGTCGAACTGTGGTGTTGCCATAGAAAGGGCGGGGAATGTTTACAATCGAACGGGTAAACGTGCTACTATGCACGTATGGTTATCAGCCGATGTCAACCAAGGGTTTCTTTGGCAATGGGCACGAAGTCTTAAACAAGCTCGATAGCGCGGCAGGCATCGATACGTCCGGAGGCATCAAGCCCGCGCCATTAGGGCGCACTGGCATGGTCGGACATTATCCTATTGGCGCTCGCTTGGCGCTTCACGAAGGGTTATTGGCGCGGAACCCCGGCATCGATAAATTCCATTATAATCCAAGGACTTATTTCCACTGGCTAGGACGAGGCTGATTTTGGCAAGTCTTGCCAATAAGGCAATAGTAATTCCGACGAGAGTTAATGCGAGCGGGAAAGACAGGGCAAAATGAAAAAGGGTGACTTGATTTTCGTATATGGAACACTCCGGCGCGGTGAACGGGCCGACTTGGCCAAGCAGGCGCGGAACTTTGGTGTCGACTACATCGGCGTGGATAGGATTAATGGACGCCTTTATCATCTCGGTTCTTTCCCCGGATTAAAGCGTGACCAGACAGAAGAATTCACAAAGGGAGCCCCGGCTGTTACCGGCGAGGTATTCCGTATTCGCGATAACTCAGTCGCAGCCTTGATGGATGCATATGAAAGCTATCGTCCCGACGACCCCGAGCACGGGCTTTATAATCGGTGTCAAGTCCAGACCGAAGAAGGAAGAACGGCGTGGGTCTATACCTACAACCATCCCGTGATTGAGGAGCAACGAATTCCGGGCGGGGATTGGTGCCGTAACAGGGATGCGTCAGTGATGACACGAAGGCTTCGTGCCTAGCGTAGTTCAGGCCGGGAAGTATGGCAGGGCTTACGGCATCATCACTCCTGCTACTATCGGTGAAGTCTTTGACCGTCGGATGCTAGTGGCGGATTTACTTTCGCGCTCTACCGATAAAAGCGAAGCCTTTGCTGCTAGACAAGTCTTGCTAACTCTCGATGCAGTCCGTTCTCAGCTAGAGGAACTAATATCATGACGTATCTATATTCCGTTACTACTTCAGCAGGCGAGCGAATGGTGGTTGAAGGCACTCACTTGGCTTTCAGTCCTGGAGATTGTGTGTCTGTCTGGCGTAGTCACGGACGGGTCGCTGTGTTCTATCGGCCTGCTTCGGTCATAAAAACCCCTGCGAAATAGCCAACTGCGAGAAAAATATGTATATCAAACTTCATGGCGGCGCTTGCTGCGGTATCAAACATATCCATGACATGGGCTGTAGCCCTGACACCAAGCTTACGGCCAGAGCCGCCTTAATAGACACAGATACCTCATTCGGTCGCCATGTGGTGAGAGGCGTCAATGACGCACATGCAGACCTCTTTCCCGAGGATTTCTTCTTCGAGAAGGCTCCGGCGGAGACGAGTGCTGAACGTCTCAACAGAATGCTCAAGTTTCTGAAAAAGAAGCGGCCTCACGGTATCGTCGAGATTGTGCTGACGGATTCTCAGCATCTTTGGTTCCCTGTCCTGGAGGACCACGGCTTCGTTAAAGTAACGACGGCTGTAAATAGCAACACCACCAACACCTTGAACGTTTTTCATCTGTCTTATTAATTGGCAAGTCTTGCCAAATCTAACAGGGAAGGATTAGTCATGGAATATCTTCGTTTTGGTTCGAGCATCCCCGGCAGCTATTGGGGCTGCTGCGCCTGCTGCATCATCCAGAATTTCAACGTCGACCCTGACGCAAAGGCAAGCATCCAGCTTGTCGAGGGTGACGCCGGTTCAACACTCGGTAAGTTTGCCGGTAAGACGTATCATGAAATCTTCCGACAGCGGCTTCGCTATGGGACTTTCTCTACCAAGGACATGCCGAACCACGCCTTTATCGCTATCCTGTCCAATACACAGATTGCTTCGGCAGATGGTAAGAAATGGCTGGCTATCCTTAAGGCCGAGGGCTTTGAATTTCTGCGGACAGTGAACAATTCCGTATGGAATGCGGACAACTACATCTTTATTCTCATCCGGAACGTCGGGCCTAACGCCGTCAAAGACCAGTTCAAACCGCCGAAGGCATGGACAGACCTCCCGTCTGTTGTCCCCGAGCCGTGGAAAGACTACGGACATGCCGAGGAAGGAACGGACTTCAGCAGCGAGGGCTATACCGCCCGTATCAAAGCGGCACAGCAACCGCTGTATAACGCTTTGCCTCAGGGCGTGTTCTACACCGAGAAGGAACTCGAAGCCGAAGGCATCCCGATTACCTACGCCGGAAAGCGGTCGCATCAACACGGGACATTTGCGATTGGATACCCGCAGCAATCGAAAGCCAAGCGGATTGAGTTCGAGGCGGCTCTTGCCACGATGACCGGCAAGGAGAAGAAGGAGACGGTGTCTCTACGCGGAGCGCCGTTGCCCGATACATCTATCAGCCCGGTGCCGGCGCAAGGATGAACGTCACCAACTAACTACACTACTTACTGAATAGACTGGATGGAGTAGGATTATATTCCTGCGATGATGCCAGTCTATTACGGAGTTGCCAGAATACTCTGTCTTCTGGCGTATGTGCTCCGTAGGGTGTCCTATTCGTCTAGGTCTTAATGCGACGACGTAACTCGCCCCCAATCCTTTCTGATATCCGTGAGTTGGCAAAGGCGGTCTGACCTCGACCAGAGGAAACGAACCTAGCTCGTTTCCTAGCCCACGGATTAGCGGCGTTTGTAGGTATCGCTGGAATAACCTTCACCTATTCGAAATAGACTACACCACAGGCCTGAAGCAGCCTCTAAGAGAAGAGGGTGCAAATCCCTCTCGCTTCTGAGCCACCCTCATGTGGTATCCAATTGTAACGTCTGTCCCTGCATTCGGTGCCAGTCAGGCTTAATGGCACGGGTTACGCCGTGTTTCCGATATAAGACATACGGCTTGCACCATCACGCGCCCATTGACCCCGCAAGGCGGCCTGACAACAGGTCACGGTTCTCCGTAATGGGAAGTGCTCTGGCAGAAGTGCATTCTGTGTTGTAGTCTTCAGTCGGTGAAGAACCGGCACCCGCCGCCTAGCAAGCGGCCCAAGGAACAGGGGGGTTGGGTGTAGCAGGCTCCAACCCCGGCCCCGGTCCCCCTGTTTTCTTTCCTTTAGTTGGCAAGACTTGCCAAATCGGAGGCCTATGCCAAAATACTATACCATACCGCAGGCTTTTGAGGCGGCGTTGATGTATCACTATTGCGGTGAGCATCGGCAAGCCAATAAGCTCTTAGACCTAATCATCAACAACGTAGTAAAGGAGCCCAAGCGTGGGGAAGTCAGGCAACAAGGCCCGTCGGGAGGCTAAGCGGCGGCGTGAAGCCGAACGTCATGCCACACTTGACGAGAATATCCAGATGGTTCTCCGTGAGGACGATCAGCAGTCGAGCCTCCTAGTCGATACGACTTCGCCGGAGTATAAGACTGCCTTCGAGAAGATTTATGGCAAACCTGGACCGCCAAACGATAACGTCGTCTTTCTAGGTTTTCCACCTTCCCCGCCCAAGAAGAAAGTCGTCGACTGCTTGGGTCGTGTCGTTGAAATCGATGATAAAATCCCTGAAGTCTTGAGGGCGACTATGCCACAGAAAACACCTAAACATGACCCTGTCGATACTCAGTCCGAACAGAGCCGTCGTCGTGTCATGATTTGTCGGGACCACGCGCTTGACTATCCTGAACTATGGATGGAAGTCTTCGTCGAACCCGACCCTGACGTTCGCGACGACGAGGCTCGCTTCGCTCAGATGTTCGCTAGGTCTCGGTGCTCTCGGGCGAAGTCGGTCCTCGAAAGCGACCTAGTTATTTTCGGCGGTGGTTCCGACGTCGACCCGGCTCTATATGGCGAAGAACGTCATGAGACGACACTGTTCGACAGTAGTCGCGACGACCGCGATATCATGCTCTATAACATGTGTGTAGAACACGGCATCCCTATGATGGGGATTTGTCGCGGGGCTCAGTTCCTTCACGTCATGAATGGCGGCAAGCTATATCAAGACGTCAATAATCATATCGGCAACCACAAGATTTGGGACCTTAAGCGGAAAGAATGGATTGACAAGGTGTCGTCGGTCCATCATCAGATGTGCGTTCCGAACAAAGAAGGCGGGATGGAAATCCTCGCGACAAATGGTCAGGCGACACAGCGCTGGCTTAATCCGAAACATTCCGTAGTGGGGACGCGAGCAGACGTCGAGGCGTTCTTTTATCGTGACACCTGCTGCATCGGGGTCCAAGGGCATCCTGAATACTCGGGGTATAACTACTTCACGAAGTGGTGCCTTGAACTCGTCAATGAACTCGTTCTGTGTTCGCCTGATATTGAATGGAGGGACGGACAACGACGTGTCAAACTAGAACTTCTTGAGGAACGCAAGCATATCGCTCCTCAGAAACAACCGAAGGCTCGGGCCAAGAAGGGAAATAAATAATGTGTGGTCACGTAGGTATCGCAGGGGACTTGGCTTATAAAGACGAGCAGACAATGAAGCGTCTGCTTATCTATGATTACTTCAGGGGACCGGATAGCACCGGCTTCGCAGGCATCGGGCATGACGGCAACGCCAAGATTGCAAAAATCGCCAGCAATCCTGTCGATTTATTCGACATGCAACGGTTCAAGGATGCCCTCAAGGGGCCACAGTGTAGTGTCTTTATCGGGCATAACCGATTGGCGACGCGTGGGAACGTCAACAACATCAACGCCCACCCGTTTCAATTCGACCATATCATCGGAGCCCACAACGGGACGCTCGAAACCCGTGACAAGTGGGCGCTCGAAGATGCTCTCGGCGAGAAGTTCGACGTCGATAGTCAGGCCCTGTTTGCGGGCATCGCCAAGCTCGGCGTCGAGAACGTCATTCCGATGCTTCATTCCGGTGAACTCTCAACTAATTCATCGGCGTATGCTCTCGTCTGGTATAACCAGAATGAAGGCACGTTGAACTTTCTTAGGAACCGGCATCGTCCGCTGTGGTATGGTTTCGAGAAGGGCTTCAAGAAAATGTTTTGGGGCTCGGAATGGGAAATCATCGATAGCGCCGTCCGAGGTGGGGCGGCATATCAGATGTATGTCGAGGACGAGACGAAGTATAAATACTGGCCGTTCGATGAGGACGTCCATTATCGGTTCGACGTCAACGCCTTGAAGAAGGGTGGCGACACTCGTCCGAAGCCGAAGGCCCGTGAACTCAAGGGAAAGGAGCCGGTATCGGCGGGTTCTACCGGTGGTGGTTCGAACCCTTTTGGCCGTCAGAGCGCGGGTTTTCACAGAACGGAGGCATCTACTTCGACGGGGAGTGGGTCGATGACGACCTACCGTGGGAAGTCGCACGGCACTACGTCCAAGGATAAGAAGTCCCCGGACTTTCTACATCTTCTCGGGGATATCAGTAGCCCGTTCGCCGGTTGGATTTCCGAGGAGAAATTCAACGAAATCGCTAAGTTCGGTTGCACTTGGTGCGGCGCAACTGTCGAATATGGCGAACCCGGTCTAACGATTTACGACCGCGATGACATGGTTTTGTGTCCCGGATGCTCTGGCCATTCACCCGAGGAGACCGACCCGGCTATCCGTGTCTATGTCAAGGGTTCGCAAATCGACGCCTACGCATAACTCTACCAAACCAAAGACGTCATCAAACGGAAGGAAACGAAAGTGAAGACAGAGGTTCTCGAAGCCAGAGAAGGCTTTAAGTTCGGCTGTGACCCGGAATGTTTTATCTTGAATACGGAGACGGGTAAACACGTCTCGGCTGAAGGCCTAATTCCAGGAACCAAGGGCGAACCTTATCCCGTTAAGTTCGGAGCCGTTCAAGTCGACGGTATGGCGGCGGAGTTCAACATCGACCCGGTAACGAACTTCAAGGACTTCAACCGTAACATCCAAGCTGTCATCAACCAGCTTCAGAAGATGCTTCCTGCTAACCATGTCCTCGACTTTATTCCCGCCGTCGAGTTCGACCCGGAGGTTTTCGATGCTGCGCCCGATAAGGCCAAGGAACTCGGCTGTTCGCCGGACTTCAACGCGTGGACGGGGGAAGTTAACCCTCCGCCAGCGTATCCAAATAATCCGTTCCTCCGCACGGCTTCGGGGCACATTCACGTCGGATGGTGCGACGACGGCGACCTCACCGACGAACAACACCTGATGAATTGTCGCGACCTCGTGAAACAGTTCGATTGGTTTCTCGGTGGATGGTCGGTCACGGTTGATGCCGACCCGACACGCCGTAAACTCTACGGTCGTGCCGGTGCCTGTCGATACAAGACCTATGGTGTCGAATATCGGGTGCTGTCGAACTTTTGGGTAAATGACCGTGCCAAGCGGCTCGCAGTCTGGAACCGGATGCAACTCGCTATCCATTCAATGGCGAAGCAGTTCATGCCCGACCTTGTTATGGCGGACTATAACTCGATGCTCCAGTTTGGCATCAACGACAGCAGGCTCGACGACCATCTCGTTCGGACCTATACGTATCCGTTGATTGCGATGGAGCCTCCTCCTGTCACTTTCCGTGGTCGAAGTGCGAAGATGTCTTCGACGGGGATTAACCACTTCTGACTTGGCAAGTCTTGCCAAAAGGGGAAATCATGGCAAATCATCCTAATACGTTCGAGACGGTGAAGGAGGCGATGATGCGTCTCCGCCGGACTGTGGTGGTGTATGACGGCGAACCGTATATCGTCCTGCAAATCACCAATCACAAGCCGAATGGCATCTTTCGTATCTACCTTGAGCCAACAGGACGTGACCCGAACAATCGAAGAGCCAGGCCTGAACCCGAGCAATTTCCGCCGGAGCATTCCGGCATCGGACCTTACATGGACCAGTGGATGACGGAGCATCCTGACAGTGGTGTCATCCGTAAGGAAATGAACTCGCCGTTGTTTAACAAGTTCCGTCCGTATCCGCTCGGAATGTGCAACATCAAGGGCAGCGGGACTTACTACATCGAGCGGCAGCCGAACCGTAAGACAGAGCAGGGATTGATTTCCTCCATGCTCTATGAGACGCCCATCTCTACGAGCCCGGCAAGGGTTAATCGTCACGGCGGAACTATCGATGTTTACGGGACGGCGTTCCGTGATTGTGTCATGGGGAAATACCCGACTGCGGCGGAGTGTCTGTCTAATCTTCTCGACCCGGACGTTACTAATGACGCAGCCGCGTTCAGTCGGGAGTTCGCCTTGGTGCGAGGACCGATTGATATTCTATTCGTCGCTTATAAGCATGACATCATCGGTATGCTGCCGACAAATGACTTCAGTTGCATCCGCCTAGGACGCGAGTTTCATCACACCAAGGAAGTCGTCGAAGCCCTTGGCGTTTTTCAGAGTATTCAAATGTGAGGTAACAATGAACGACGTATTTGTTAAAAAAGAACGGAAGGTCGAGCCGGGCTACAACATGCGTATCGTCATGAACCGTAAGGCGACGGCGGGCGAGGTCGGCATTGAAATCGAAGTCGAGGGCAACAAGTTCCCCAAGCCCCCGGGGTTTGAGGGGTCGCATGTCGCCGTTAAACTCCCCGGCAGCAAATTCTGGTCATATGTCCACGACGGGTCGCTTCGGGGGCAAGATAACGCCGAGTATGTCTTGTCGAAGCCGATTGACTTCAGCAAGGCACCGGATGCAATCGCGGAAATCTATGGAGCCTTGGCGACACACGGTTCGATTATTGACGACAGCAATCGGACGTCTGTACATGTCCACATGAATTGTCAGGAGTTTCATCTAAATCGGTTGACGTCGCTTATGGCGTTGTGGTTCACGTTCGAGGAAATCCTGACTGCATGGTGCGGCGAACATCGCGTTGGCAATCTATTCTGTCTGCGAGCGAAAGACGCCCCGGCAATCATCGCTCAGCTTCGAAGGTTCATCAAAAATGACGGGCAAAGTCCTCTGTCTGAACATCTTCATTACGCCGGGTTGAATGCCCATGCCCTACACAAGTATGGGTCGATTGAAGTCAGGACGCTTCGCGGCTGTTCTGACCCGCAGACGGTTCTGGATTGGCTTAGCATTCTCGAACGTCTGTATAAACTATCGGCAGAGTTCGAAGACCCTCGGGGTATCTGTGCCCTGTTCTCGTCAGAAGGCCCAATGGCATTCTTCGAAAATGTCCTTGGCGACAAGACCGTCACGGTTCGCAGCGTTATCGACTTCACCGATGACCAAATCCGAGATAGCATGTATGACGGGGTCCGTCTGGCTCAAGACCTTTGCTATTGTCGGGATTGGGGAACGTATAAGCCGGTTAAGCTTAAGCCCGACCCTTGGGGCCGTGACATGAAGAAGATTGCCAAGAAGCTTCAGTCGGCGGCTCCGATGAATATCGAGGAAGCCATTGCTCAGGTATCGAGTGACTACGACCCGGAACCGGAGTTTGACGACGACGCAAATGCCATGTCACAACTGGCGACATTAGCCCAACAGATATCTCCTAACCCCACCATGCCGCTGCTTCAACAAGTTCAACAAGTCACCCCCGTAATCACCCCGTCCGATGGTTGGGCCGAAATCTATAATACTTTCGGAGGAAGTAATGGGTAAGTTCTACGTCTATTCATCCCGTGCATCCAAGGGGGCTAGGGCACTCGCCAAAGCCCTCAAGGGTGTTCGGGTGAAGACTATCCCTCCACTCGCGCCGGGCGACACGCTCATCAATTGGGGAGACAGCAAGTGCAACCTGTTCAATCAGACGTTCAACAGCGGCCAGCTAGTTCGAACGATAGCCAACAAGCTAACGGCGTTCGATGCCTTCTCGTCGGCGAATGTGCCTATCCCGGCCTATGCTCGTCGAAAGGAAGATGTAACGTGGCAAGGCTTGACGGTAGTCCGCCACAAACTCACTGGGCACAGCGGGGAGGGTATTGAACTATGCGATGCCTCTGATTTGCCCGATGCTCCTCTCTACGTCCGATACATCAAGAAGGAGGACGAATACCGTATCCATGTAGGCAGAAACGGGGATACATCTATCAGGGTTATCGCGGTCCAACGTAAAGCTCGAAGAAAGGATACACCCGATGCAAACGTCAACTGGAAAGTCCGAAACCACCAAAACGGCTTCGTATTCGTCCGCCATGACGTGTCTGCTCCTGAGCGTGTTATCGCTGCTGCTATCGACGCTCTCGCTTGCAGTGGTCTCGATTTTGGGGCCGTCGATGTAATATACAATAGAAAGGAGGGTAAGGCCTATGTCCTCGAAATCAATACTGCCCCCGGATTGGAGGGACAGACTATCGCCGATTATGCGGCTTTCTTTCGGGGAGATACCGAATGACCCGGCATTGTCCACTTTGCAGCACACCCCTGACTTCATACCCCCCGATTGCAATCTGTTGCGACAACCCGACTTGTCCGGTCGAAGATGATTGCGACCTGTGGTATGTCGCTTCGGATGGAACTTGGAAGAAACAAGAGTGGATGCAAACTCCGACAGGACCAAATCAATGGTATTTAACTTTGACAGAAAAGGTTTAGGCAATCTCCTCTCTTGATTTAGAGGATCATTACTGCTATAATCTATTCGGGCGGGAATCAAGATGACCCGCCATGTGTTCGAAAGCGGGGAGGGGTTAGCGCCCCTCCTGTGGAGATGTAAAATGAAGTGCAATATCTGTGACGCCCCCCTTCCTGAGCCGAAATTCGTGGAAGGAGTTAAGGGCAACTTCGACCCATGCGACAGGTGCATGACAGTAATCGAAGACACCCTCGCCGGATACCTAGACCAACCATCCGCCGCTGAGGACGATTTGGGTGGCCCCGACCCACTTTTCGAGGAACTCTATCCGACTTCCTACGACCCATTCGGGGAATAATCATGAACATTCCCTACGGCACTCGCCGCGTAGGGATTAACGGCAAGATAGAAGTATATGGCCCGGACCCTTGGGCGTATATCTACGATTTTCCTTGCTGGTTTTATCTCGATGCATACATCAAGGACTTTGGAAAGGAGCCCCCTCTGCCAGTAAAAAGTTCTTGACAAATCTAAAAAACCCTGTATAATATCCTTATCAGCCAAGCGGTAAACACCCCTCTGATAAGACTTGGCAAGGCTTGCCAATGCACCTTCAATACATACGTGGTCAATGGAATGCCTTTGACCGAATACTAACCCTCCTAAATACTATCGACGTCCCTGAAGACATCTCCGCAGACAAGATGCGTCGGCGGATTTATCATCTCGTGTTCGATATGAAACCGAAGGAATAGGCATGTCACGTAATCCGTCTGAACTTCAACGGCTAATTGAGGAACATATTCACTTAATAGAGAGGCTCGTTATAATTCCTGCCCCTAAGGCAGTCAAAGAAAACTGGCTGAAAGAGCTTCGTGCTATTGAACGTGAACTCGGTATCAAAGGAGTGCCCTATAATGCTTCGGAGTTCGGCTCATGAAGATTTTGTTCCTAGATATTGATGGTGTCGTTCTACCGGGACGTGCTTATGGAATTCCGGGACAAACTCATCCAATTGTTAAGAAGTTTGACCCTTGTGCCGTGGCTCTTCTAAATGCCATATGTGAGCAGGCTGGCTACAAAATCGTAATCCACTCGTCGTGGCTGCGGTATTACGCCGAGAACCTTCCCGGCACAGTCAAGGACCACTGCGTCGAACAGGGTATCAAGGAAGAACTCTTCCATGAAGACCCTCACTGTCTCGGCACTATTCATTGGCGCTATGACCGTGTAGATGAGTGGCTGAGCCGACACCCTGAAGTCACAGAGTTTGTGATACTAGACGACGAGCCGTGCCTAGAAGGATGGGTTTGGGCGTCTCGGCTAATCAACACTGACTTCGATGAGGGCATTACAGTAGAGATTTACAGGAGGCTGACTACTGTCAAGTAAATTTGAATATCACGGCCCCTGTGACGAATGTGGGTCGTCCGATGGGGTGGGATGGTATGACGACGGGCATGGCGTCTGCTTTGTCTGCGAACACTACTACCCACCTAACTCTAATAACAAAAGAGAGGCAAAGAAACTGCCCGATAACAATCCTGTGACACCGGTCACTGACGTCTTCCGAGGAATTCCCCGTCGGGGTTTGCCAGAGGAAGCAATCCGCAAATACCAAATCGATGTCTGTGTCGACAAGACCCTCGACGTCGCCCACCGATATCCGTATTTCAAAGACGGTATCCATACGGGCAACAAGGTTCGAAAGCGAACCGAGAAGTCCTTTTATTGGGAAGGTTCGAATGATGGTGAACTCTTTGGTCAGCACTTGTTTCCGCCCGGCCAGAAAGCCATTACTGTTGTCGAAGGGGAACTCGATGCCCCCTCCGCATGGGTTCTTTTGGGTAGCCGTTACCCTGTTGTCAGCGTTTGCAGTTCTGGTTCGGCACTGAATGACTGTAAACGGAACTACGAATATCTGAATTCATTCGAAGATATCGTCCTATGCTTCGATGCGGATGAAGCCAAGACCCGTCCTGACGGGACTGTTTTCTATCCGGGGCAGGATGCCGCCAAGAAAGTAGCCGAACTATTCGCGCCCGGTAAGTGTCGTATCCTGACGCTTCAGAACGGCAAAGACCCCAATGAATACCGGCAGAAGGGTATCGAACCTCGCGTCTTTGTTAACGAATGGTGGCAGGCACCGAAGTTCACGCCAGACGGTCTTATCATGGGGCCAGATATGTGGGATAAGATTATCAATCGCCCACAGCACTTCCAGACGAACTACCCATTCGTCGGTGTTAACGCCATGACCTATGGCATTCGGTTGTCGGAACTTACGGTTATTAACGCCCCGACCGGCGTTGGTAAGACGTCCTTTCTCAAAGAGGTTGAGTACGGGCTACTCACTGCTCCCGAGGTTATCGAGAAGGGATACGGTGTCGGCTTCTTGCATCTCGAAGAACTGGACACTGACTTGGCTCTCGGTCTCATGTCAATTCACCGTAACAAGAGGTATAACCTCCCGGACACGGAGAAAACGGCTGACGAACTTCGAAGTGCATATGACGAAATCATCAATACTTCGCGTGTCGTTATCTACGACCACTTTGGTTCGAATGAGATTGATAGCATCATCGCCAAAGTCAGACATATGGCAGCGCTCGGGTGTAAGTATATCGTTCTCGACCACCTGAGTATTGTCGTTTCCGACCAATCCGGTGACGAAAGGAAACAGCTTGATGAGATTACTACCAAGCTTAAAACCCTTTGTATGGAAGCCAACATCGCGCTTATCGCTGTCATTCATCAAAACCGCCAAGGGCAAATCCGTGGGACTGCGGGTGTCGAACAGTTGGCGAATATTATTCTACGACTGGAACGTGACCTCATCTCGCCGGACCCGTGGCGTCGAAATGTCACTAAGGTTTGGGTTGAGAAGAATAGGTTTTGTGGTCGAACCGGACCCGCTGCGTGGCTATTCTTCGATGATATCACCGGAAGGATGATTGAACTCGACGACATAGCCGTGACCAAATATGAGGAAGGACTTTCAATCAGTGACGCAGACATCCCCTTCTAAGGGCGGAAGAACGTGGGTCACGGCTGACCCGCATTTCGGACACGCCAACATCTGCAAGTTCACGAATTACGACGGTACGAAAATGCGTCCGTGGGATGACGTGGATGAAATGGATGCGGCGTTGATTTCGAACTGGAACGAACTCGTCCATCCACAGGACCGGGTGTATCTACTTGGCGACGTAACCTTCACGGCTGCGAACATGCACAAGTATGTCCCCCAACTCAATGGGAGGATTTGTCTTATTCCGGGCAACCACGAGCCGACAAAGATGAAGAAGTATTTCGAACTCTTCGACGACGTTCGTGGCTATGTCCAGCGCAAGGGGTTCGTGATGTCCCATATCCCTCTGCACCCAGAAAGTCTGGGCCGGTGGGGTCTGAACATTCACGGTCACCTTCACAACAACCGTGTCAAGCGGGAAGACGGAACGACCGACCCTCGCTATTTCTGCGCCTCGGTCGAGCAGACGAACTACCGCCCTGTCGAACTAACTCAAGTCCTAGAATGGTGTGAACGACGTGTATCTAACCCCAACCAGTTGCCATTGGGCCTGTGATATCGAGGCAGATGGTCTGCTGGATGAGGCGACACAGATATGGTGTGCGACCCTAATCAATTGTATCACTAAAGAAAAAATCGAATGTCTGACGGGGGCTGAGTTCAAAGCCTTCCAGATTAAACATCCTGGTGCGATTTTCGTAGGGCATAACTTCATCGCCTACGACGCCCCGATGCTTAATCGTCACTGGAACGCCAGAATTCCAATCCAGAAGATAGTCGATACGTTTGTTCTAAGTCAGATTTATAACCCTGTGTACCCGAAACCTAAGGGAATTTCAGGAAAGAAGTCGTCCCATTCGTTAGAGGCATGGGGGATAAGGCTTAGGTTTCGTAAGCAAGAGTTCGCTGACTTTTCTTGCTACAGTCCTGCAATGCTTAAGTATTGTATGAATGATACCGTCTTGACGGCATTTCTGTTCAGAAAACTATCAGAAAGGATGCGTCAGGTCGGTTTTACAGAAGAAGGCGTAGAACTCGAACATCTCGCATGGAACATCATCCAGAATAAGCAACGTCGTAACGGTTTTCCTTTCGATTACCGACGAGCAATGGAACTTTACGTCACAGTTCGTGCTCGTGAAGAGGAGCTTAAGAATGAAATCTACAAACTCTGGCCTCCAAGACTTCTCGTCGTTAAGCGCTATGCCCGACCGTTTAAGAAAGATGGAACTCCTTCTGCAAACTACTCGCGACACCTGGGACAGTTTCCAAAGGTCGTCGTCACAACAGACGGAGAAGGATACGACTGCTATGATTGGGTTGAGTTTAACCTTGGCTCGCCTCAACAGAGAATTGAAAAACTCCTTGAACTCGGTTGGGAGCCCGTTAACACCACCAAAGCCGGTAATCCCAAGGTCGATGAAGACGAACTACTAGCCTTCGCAGAACTCTCTGGAACACCAGAAGTGTCTGCCTTGGCTAAATGGATTGTCTTTAATAGCCGGGGGAATATGATTAATACTTGGCTAGAGGCTTACAACGAAAACACCAAGGCTATTCACGGGAAGCTATTCATTGCGAGCACTCTAAGATATCGACACAACAGCCCTAATTCAGCCAATATCCCGGCGGTTCGATTGAAGAAAGTCGAACGTGACGGAGTAGAGGTTGAAGAAATCCAATACGGCGAAGACGGCGCATGGACTTATGAGTGTAGGGACCTCTGGACTTGCGGCGACCCTAAGGAGTGGTCACTGGTTGGTATCGACGGGACGGGTATCCAAAATCGTTGCCTTATCCATCATCTTATCAAAACTGTCGGGGAAGAAAGAGTTCGCGATTTCAAAGAACTAGCCCTCCGAGGAGACGTCCATAAACACAACATCAAGGTTCTTGGCTTAGCCAATAAAGCCGCCGCTAAGAAGTTCTACTACACCTTGATGATGGGCGGACAAGGCAAGAGACTTGCTGCCGACCAGG